CGGTGCGAGGGAGCCTTTTATATATACGAGCGATTTTTAATCAAAAGGGGTCCAGCCGAGAAAAAAGGCTCGAAACCCGCGCCGAATCTAGAAGCAATTAATTTCAAGTGTTATGGTCATTTTCTTATGATTAATTGCTTAATTCCAAAAATGGCTAATTTTGGTTCTAAAAAATTAGACTCCAAATTATAAATTTTTAAACCGATAAGAGGAAAAGCACCATGGAACTGAAAATCGAATACGTCACCCTGGACAGCCTGCGTCCGTATGAAAAGAACGCAAGATCTCATGGGAAAGATGATCTGAAAGCAATCATCGCATCAATTCAGGACTTCGGATTTAATGATCCGATCGGAGTCTGGCACGACATAATCGTGGAAGGCCACGGAAGATGGCTCGCAGCAAAAGAGCTGAAAATGGAGCAGGTCCCCGTGATAAGGCTCGATGAACTTAGCGATGAGCAGCGCAAGGCATACGCGCTGGCCCATAATAAAACCGCTGAGCTTTCCGGCTGGGACTTCGACGTTTTAGCTGCAGAATTAAAAGACATTTCCGAATTTGATATGTCGCAGTTCGGATTTGACATGTCAGCAGTCGGAGAAGAAGACGCGGAAGTGGAAGACGACAACTTCGTGGAAGAGCTCCCAAAGCAAGCAACCACGCAGCTCGGCGATATTTTCAAAATGGGGGGGCACTACCTTATATGCGGCGACTCCACCAAGGAAGAGACCATCAGGAAGGTGCTCCAGGGGAAGCAGGCAGATCTGCTTTTAACGGATCCGCCTTACAATGTGGCACTGGGTAAAGATATGACACCCGAAGAGGCAAAGATCAGAAGAAGACGGACTGACGGAAAAATCGTCCCGAATGATTACTTTAAGGATGAAGCGGATTTTTTAAATTTTCTGATCAATGCATTTAAAGCAGCAAGCTCCGGAATGAAACCAGGGGCTGCTTTTTATATATGGCATGCCGATTCGGAAGAATTCAATTTCAGAAAAGCATGCAGGGAAATCGGATGGAAGATCAGACAAGGCCTCATTTGGAATAAAAACACAATCATCCTGGGTCGCCAGGACTATCAGTGGAAACACGAACCCTGCCTTTATGGATGGAAGGACGGAGCAGCGCATTATTTTGTTGACGACAGAACCCAGGCAACAGTCCTCGAAGACAAAGGCCTCGACATCGACCACATGAAGAAGGAGGAAATGAAGGTCCTGCTTCATGAGCTCCTGGAGGAAAAGATCAGCACCACGGTGATCGAAGAAAATAAACCTGCAAGATCAGAAGAGCATCCGACGATGAAACCACTTAAGCTTCTGGCAAGGCAGATCAAGAACAGCTCCAGGCCCGGAGAAAATGTCCTGGATATATTCGGAGGATCCGGATCCACGCTGATCGCATGCGAGCAGCTAGGACGCCATTGTTTTATGGTCGAGCTTGATCCGAAATATTGCGATGTAATAATCAAGCGATGGGAAGATTTTACTGGGCAGCAGGCGGTTAAAATAAATGACGAAATCGAAATGGAAAAACAAAATTAAAAAAGCCTGCATCGAGGCTGGCACATATCAGAAATACTTCGACAGTATAATCGACACCCTCGCCGGAATACTTGAGATCAGAGACAAAGCACAGGAGAAATTCGAGCTCTCAGGAGGAAATCCGGTCGTGATGCACACGAACAAAGGTGGGGCAACGAACATGACAAAGAACCCTGCACTTGTAGCAATAATGGACTGCAACTCGCAAGCCCTCGCTTATTGGCGGGATTTAGGGCTTACACCGGCAGGACTTAAGAGGCTGGGCGATAAGGGACTTATTAACAAGGACGATGACGGAGGACTCGCTGATGCGCTCGCTGAATTAGGCATATGAAGGCTAAGCACTACTTTAATCGTGCAATTGAATATGCGAAGAGAGTAATCTCCGGAGAGCAGATCGCAGGCGACGACATTATAAATGCCTGTAAAAGGTTCCAGGAAGATCTTAAAAGGGACGACTTAGAGATCAGAACGACGGAAGCGGATGCAGCCTGCTCAATCATGGAAGGCTTATTTGTTCACAGAAAAGGAGAAGCAATCGACGGAACGCCTCTTCTTGGAAAACCGTTTATTTTGGAGGACTGGGAGATTTTTATTATATACAATCTCTTAGCCATTTATTACAAAGGGACCAATGAAAGACGATTCAAAGAAGCCTTTATTATGCTGGCCAGAAAAAATGGAAAAACCAGCTTCATCGCGGCGCTTTCATTTGCGGTGTCAATCATTCAAAGGAAATCCGGCTCGACGGTTTACGTCGTAGCTGCAGCTTTAAAGCAGGCATTAGAGAGCTTTAAATTTATAGATTTTTCGCTTAAATACAAAAAGATAGACAAGGACTTCGAGATCCATGACAACAGCTTCGAACATTCCATCAAGTATGAATTCAAGAAAAATGGAAGACCGGATGGAACGATCGAGATCCAGATCATGGCATCGAATCCGGATGCACAGGATTCATTTAACTGTAACTTTGCAATATTGGATGAGGTCGCAGCATTCAAAAAGGCGGCCCAGTATAACAGATTCAAGGAAGCACAGGCAGCTTACACCAACCGCTTGTGCATAGGAATCACAACAGCAGGCGACAACATCAACTCGTTCGGACATGGCCGAATGGAATATGCAGTCAAGGTCGCCTCCGGAGTCGTAAAAGACGATTCATTTTTTAGTTTCGTGGCCAGAGCTGACCAGGACGAAAAAGGAAATGTCGATTACACAAGTGCAATCCAGCACCAGAAGGCAAATCCAAATTATGGCGTCACAATAAGACCGCAGGACATCATGCAGGATGCGCTGCAGGCCCAGAACGATCCGCAGCAAAGAAAAGACTTCCTCTCCAGGAGGCTGAACATTTACACAGCAGCCATGAAAGCCTGGTTCAATATCGAGGAATTCAGGGCATCTGACAAACAATATAATTGGACCCTGGAAGAGCTCTCAAAACTTCCGGTCAAATGGTATGGCGGCGCGGACCTTTCCAGAATGTACGATTTGACAGCGGCGGCCCTCTTTGGGACATACAAAAACGTTGACATCATAATCACGCATGGATTCTGCCCGGTAACAATGGCAGTCCAGAAATCAGAAGAAGACAACATCCCCTTATTTGGATGGAAGGAGGACGGATGGCTGACGATGTGCAATACACCGACGGTCAACATTTCCGACATTGTAAACTGGTTCATCCAGATGCGAAAAATGGGATTTAAAATCCGGCAGGTCGGACACGACAGGAAGTTCGCTGGGGAAGAGTACTTCCCTGCGATGAAAAAAGCCGGATTTAATATCATAGACCAACCGCAATATTACTACCTTAAGTCGCAAGGCTTCAGACATATCGAAAAAGCAGCCAAGGACGGCAATTTATATTATCTGCATTCAGACGCTTATGAGTACTGCGTTACTAACGTGGCAGCAGTAGAAAAGACAGACGATGCGGTCCAGTACGAGAAGGTGGAGGACACGATGAGAATTGATTTATTTGATGCTTCCGTCTTTGCATGCGTAAGGGCAGCAGAAGATGCAGCAAAGAGCAACGCAGGACAGTCATGGTGGGGCGAAAATAAATGAGCAAAAAGAAAAAGAACAGAACAATCACGCAGAAAAGAGAAAAAATAAATCCGATAGCTTTATGGATGAGCGGAGACGATGACCTCGCCTGCTCAGGATATACAAGCCTGGCTGACAATCCGGAAATCATGACGGCCTGCCACAAGATTGCTGAGCTGGTCGGTTCTCTTACGATCCATTTAATGGCAAATACCGAAAAAGGGGATCAGAGAGTGATCAATGCGCTCAGCCGGAAGATTGACATCGAGCCGGAAATGCACATGACAAGAAGCACATGGATGCAGGCGATCGTCATGAACCTTTTACTTTACGGAAAAGGCAACTCCGTGGTGGTCCCGCATACATACGAAGGCAATATCGTGAACCTCAAACCCATATCG